AAGGCCGCGACGGGGAGGGGCCATTCCGCCCATCTGCGGACCCGGCATGGCGGGGAAGCCCATCACACCCGGCTCAGGTTGCTGGGGAGCCTGAGGCATCCCGCCCATGCCCGGAATCCGCTGCATAAACCGTCCGAACCCGTCGAACATTAGTTAAGCCTCCCGTAATCGACCTTGAGGAACCCGCTGGCATCGACCGACACCGCGTCAGGGTCCGTCTTCTGGATTTCCTGCGCCATGACGCCGAGACGCTCGACGCCCGGCTCATCCCAGATGTAGCGGTAGCGATACCAGTTGCGCCCGTCCACCACGCCGACCGGCTCGATATCCGCTTTCAGGCGAACGTCGGAGAACATTGAGGCGACCTGAGCCGCCGTCCCGATCATGCTTCCTACACTTGGCGTGCTGGTCTGCGTTCCCGTCGTGGACGCCCCGGCGTAGAGGTTCCCGATCCCGCCGAGGAGGCCCAGGTTATTCTGGAACTGCTGTTGGCCGTAGCCCTGTTGCAGCAGGTATTGCTGATACATCCGATCAAGCGCCTGCTGTTGGGTTTCCTGCTGTTGCGTGCCGTAGCTGTTGAGCGTGTTTGCATCGAGCAGGCCCATCTGCTGCTGCTGCGAGCCGAGGTTCCCCAAAAGCCCCGCCGCCTGAAGCTGTTGCGCGTTGCCCTGTAGACCCGCCGACTGGTTGGCCTGTTGCGCCTGCATCTGGGCGCCCTGATTTGCCAGCGCCGCTTGCTGACCATACCCGGCGTTCGTCAGTGCAAACTCGTTCGCTACCCCAGCCCCAAACTGGTTAGCCTGCTGCTGTTGCCCGGCGTTGAACTGGCCCATCTGGTTGAGCGCCGAGGCGTTTTGCGCGTTGGCCTGATTTTGTGCCGATGCCCCAAACTGTTGCGCCTGGTTGCCATAGTTGAGGTTGGCCTGAGACATGTCCTGCAACAGACCGGTGTTGAACTGGTTGCCCTGATTGAGAGCCCCCGCATTCGTAAGGTTGGCCTGCTGACCAAAGCCCGCGTTCTGTCCAAGCACTGACAGGTCGGCGCCCTGGTTGGCCTGTTGAGCCTGAAAGCCCCGGTTGATGTCGGTGTTGAGAAGGCCCGCCGCCGTATCAAAGCCCTGCGCTCGCAGTTGCGCTGCCGTTTGCGCCGCCGTGCGCCCATAGGCCTCGTTCGTCAGGCTATCGGCCACCCCCTGACGCGAACCCCCGAAGGCCCCCGCCTGCGTAAACTGCCCGGCCTGACTGTTGAGGGACATTTGCCGTTGGCGGTCAAGATCCGACAGGGCCGATTGGACGACCTGATCCTCATACGGGTTCTGATAGGCCGACAGGTCCGACCCGGCAAACATCTGGGGATTGAGGTTCTGAACCTGCGACCGATCAATTTGCGCGGCTTGCGCCTGAACGGTCGGCCCGGCCTGTGCAGCCTGACCCATCATTGGCTGATAGCCTTGCGCGTTCACTTGCGCCGTTTGACCCACCGTGGACGCCTGATAGGCCTTGGGGTCCGCAACACTCATCGGTGTGACGTTCGGCGCCGTGATCTGGTTAGGCTGGTAGCCAAGAAGACCTTGAGCCGCCCCGATCCCCTGCCCAACCGTATCCTGACCCTGCCCCGGTTGCAGCATGTTCCGCGCCGCGAGCTGGTCCGCAGTCTGACCCTGCGAAAGCTGCCCGGTGTAGGGCGTGAACGGGCGAGCGTTCTGCGCTGACGCCTGCTGAAAGACCGGGTTGAACAGCGCCGACGTCGCCGCGTTCGGCGTCGAAGACGACTTGGTTTTGGTTTTTGAACTGAAAAGGCCGCTCATGTCATATCCTCTGCCAGCACGACGCCGACCCGCTTCCATCCCAAAGCCCGCTGCCAACCGGCCCGGCCCATGAGCATTTTCCGATTACACCCCTGCGCTTTGCCCCATTCGGACATGCGCGGTTCCATGCGTTTGATTTCGTCAAGGTCGCCGCCGGCCAGCCAATAGAAGAGGGTTCTCCCCCCTTCCTCATCGACAAACCGCGTGACCACTACAGAGGCCGGGAACGCCCACAAATGAGCCTCGCCAGCCTCTATCTCCTCAAGCACTCCATCGACCGTCCAGCGCCCCCCTGCATCGTCCAGAGCGGCCTGCATCCAGTCCCGATGGCTCAAAGAGCCGCCCCAAGCGTCAAAGTCCCCGACGTGACCACCAGGGGGTAACGATCCCCCGTAACCGTATCGGTGAAGATCACCCGGCAGTTCTTCCCGACCTCAAGGTCGGTGAACTTCTTATGATTTCGGGCGTCTTCGATCTCAAGCTGCGAGCGCGTCTGCGCTTCGTTTGCCGGGTTGTATCCAGAGGGAGGAACGGGGAGGTTCATCGCTTGGAGCCCTTGACGATATCGACCTGATAGATCCCCGCCCGCGCATCGGCAGGTTCCGTTATCTCAATTTGCATTTCGAGGAGCCTGGTAGAGAACAGCACGTCAACCGGCGCCGTGGTGATGGCGTAGGGTCCAAACGTCGTCACCGGATCGTTCGGCCATTCATAGCCGTAGAACGTGACCTCTGACTGACCTTGAACCGCCTCATCCCCAACAAAGCCCTTCACCACCATTCGGAAGTCAGAGCCCCCCAAGGCCCCCGCCCAATCCATCGGACCCGTTCGGGCATAGGGGACTTCCCCGTCCCAATCCCAGCCCTGCTCATGCTCGTAAACAATGCCTGAGCCGTCAATCAGGATGGGGTATTTGAACACGCCCGAGGCATTGCCGCAGAGCCGCTCCAGCTCGCCCATATACCAGATGTTCCGCTGGTAATTCCAAACGACATAGCGGTCGTTCTCGTTCGAGGCGCCCGATGGGTAATGCCACCAGACCTCATTGAAGCCGGTGTTATGCCAGCCCGTCACCTTGCTGATTTGCTGGCTGTTGATGTCGCTGAAAATGTAGTCGGCAATCTCACAGGGGAGGGACTGGGTGTAGCCGTCGTAGATATAGAAGCTGTTAGCCCCCATCCACACGCAACGGCTATCCAGAGACACCGGGGAGCCCTTCGACACCGGGCCACAGTCAGAGCCCGCCTTGTAGAACCCGTAGACCGTAGGGAGGCCCTGGTAGCGCGCAATGAATACGTCCGCTGTCGTAAAGACCAGCGTTCCGCCCGTGACCGCCCGTCCGCAGATCAGCCGGCCATGCGTGTCGAGGTCTTGATCGCCCGCCTGATTGGTCGCCGTTGATGTCCAGTCGGTGTTATCGCCCTGGTCGCACCAAAAGACGGTTCTGTTTTTGAGCGCGAAAATGAACCGCTCGTCAGTGACCACCAGCCCCGCGCAACCCGTAGGCGCCCCGGAAATCGCCGCCGCAGGCGTCCCGGTGTTGAGTTGCCATTCGTAGAGCTTGCCGTCGCCGTCCATGCAGCCGACAAGGTATTGCCCCCATGTGTCGAGGGTCCAGACGCTTGCCGGGGTAATGGTCGCGCTGTCAGGCCGTGCCGTGCCGTAGGAGCCGACCCCGTAGTAACCCGCCCCATACCCCCCGCCGGTCGTGGCGTTGGCGTTTCCTGCCGTGAACCCGCTTGGCGTGATGTCGGAAATCGAACCCGAGGGGCTTTGCACATAGAGCTTGGAATTTGTGCCAATGCCGATCCAGCGGGTTGCGCTGTTCTCGCTCCATGTCGTGACCGCGCGAGCCTTCCCCGTGACCGAGGCCGGGCTTCCCGTGGTCCGGTCTACCCATCCCCCTACGGGTTGCAGATTGGTCCCGTCAGGCCAGCGGACGAGGCTGCAAAGGCGATACCGCCCCTTAGCCTGCCGTGGCGTCCCGTTGGCAAAAACGCCGGGGGGAAGGTTCACATCGAGGAGAGCCATTAGCTGTTCACATGCACAAGCACGTTGAAATAGTCGGGATTGAACAACGCCTGACTAGCGGCTTCCCGAACATGAAACGTGGTCGAGGACGCGGTTTTGAGGTTGTATTGCTCGACGCAGGTAATCTGCTCCGGGACGTTCACCGAATCGTTTGAACACGTTGCGTAGGCGCACCACGTATTTGCGCTCGTGGCCGCCACATCGAGCGTGACGACGATGACACCCGTTGAAGACAGGGAAATCGCAAACCCTTCGGAGAACTGTTCCGTCAGCGATCCGCCGGAAATAGTGGCAAGACCGGGTTGCAGACCGAGACTTGCGCGAGCGCCAGCAGCCGTTGACGCCCCCGTTCCCCCGTCAGCAACCGCCAGGTCAGTAATCCCGGTGATTGAGCCCCCGGTGATAGCCACGGCGCCCGACGCTTGCAGCGCCATGCTATCAAGGCCGAGAGCCGCCCGCGCCGCCGTGGCCGTCGTTCCGCCCGTGCCGCCGTTGGCAATGGGGAGGGTTCCCGTCACCCCCGTCGTCATCGGAAGGCCGGTCGCGTTCGTCAGGACCAAGGCCGAGGGCGTGCCGAGTGCCGGGGTGGTCAAGGTTGGCGACGTTGCAAACACCGCCGCGCCGGAGCCGGTTTCGTCGGTCAGGGCCGAACGCAGGTTTGCGCTGGACGGCGTGGCGAGGAATGTAGCAACACCTGTTCCCAACCCGGTGACACCCGCCACAGGAAGGCCCGTCGCGTTTGTCAGGGTGAGTGCTGAGGGGGTTCCAAGGTCAGGCGTGACCAGTGCGGGCGAGGTCGCAAACACCAGCGCCCCGGTTCCCGTTTCATCGGTTACAGCGGCCCGCAGGTTGGCGCTTGATGGGGTGGCGAGGAACGTTCCAACATTCGCCCCCAATGCGCTCAGACCAGTGCCGCCGTTTGCTTCGCCCAGGATGCCCGAAACGTGCGTGGTGAGGCCGATCTTCCCCCATGCCGGCGCCGTGGTCACGCCACCCGAAATCAGCGCGTTACCCGTAGCCACACCCGCCAGCTTGGCGAGGGTAGTAGCCCCTGACGCATAGATCAGATCGCCCACCGCGTAGGAGGTGAGGTTAGTCCCCCCATTGGCGACAGCAAGGGCCGTTCCCGACCAGTTGCCGTTATTGACCGCGCTCAGGACCGCCAGCGAGCCGAGGCCGAGATTGGTCCGCGAGGTCGCTACATCCGCCACGTCAGACAGGTTGCTCGCCACCGCAAGGAAGGCGCCGCCAGAGGCCAGATATGGCCCCTGCGTCGAGCCATTGACCCGCGCGTAAAGGCCCCCCGTCGTGGTCCACACGTCGCCATTGTTCGGCGAGGTAGGCGCGGCTCCGTGCGGAAGATTGAACCCGGCCCCACCCGAGGCAGAGGCCACCGTGACCACAGCGCCGGTAAAGGTCGAGCCTTCCAGATAGGAGACAGTCTTGGTCGCGCCGTTGATGCGGTTGAACTGCCCCGCCGTCGTCGTCCAGACATCCCCATTGGTCAGGTTGGTCGTTGGCGCCGCGCCATGCGGAACGCGAATCGTGGCATAGCCTCCGGCCCCAGCCGCCGAAGCCGCGCCCTTGATCACGCTGGTCATCGTGTTGTTGCCGTTCAGCACAAGCACGCCAGCGTCGATCAGGTCCATATCGACGTTGAGTTTCGCGCCCCAGGTATCCGCAGAGGCGCCATCCTCAGGCTTGGTCAGCCCGAGGTTAGGGGTTGTCGTGTCGGCCAAGAGAGGCCCCCTTTGTGATTATCGGACCGAAGCCCAAACAGGCTTGATGAGGCTCGCCAGATAGGCCTGCCCGGTTGCGCTCAGGTGCAGATCGTCGGCGCTGTAGTAGCCGAGGCCGTCAGCCGTGGCGAAGTCGTCCAGATTGGTCCCTGAGAGAGACACGTAGGCATCGCAATACGTCGCGTAGTTAGCCCGCTTCCATGTGTTCCACGGGGTGCGGCCCTCAACCTCGAAATCATCCGCAATGGCCGCAGCATCGCCGCGAGGCAGGGTATCGAGCCCAATGATCTTGACGTTAGGCGAAGCGGCCCGAACCGCCTGCATGTAGGGTATCCACCAGATGTCGCGGTAGTTCTCCCACCCGGCCAGCGCGTTGTTCCATCCCGTCACCGGATCAGGGGGAGCCGCCCCTGCCAGGGTGGACAGAAACGCATAGTCGTTCGCCCCGTCCAGAAGCATGACAATGGGCGTTGTTCCCATCGCGTCACAGGCCTGAATGGCCGGGACAATCTCGTTGACCAGCACAGTCCCAAACGCCGTGGCCTGCCCGCTGGTAATGCCGTTAAAACTGGACCCGCCGTTCGCGCAGTTCTTAAGCTGCATCCGGGGGGAAATGGTCGCGTCTGCGGTCAGAACCCAAGGCCAGGTTGGAACGCTGATCCATTCGGTAAGACTGTCACCGCCCGCAATCGTGATGTCCGACAGGGTTCCGAGCGAAACGCCACGCGAAGCGGCTTCCGTTCGGATGTAGCCCATAGCCGACACCATCTCTGCGTCAGACAGAGCGCGGGGGACCATCGCGAACATGTAGAACAGGCCGTCAAACAGGCTCGCCGTAGGGCTCTGGTTTCGGGTAGCGGCATAGGCCCCCAGCCAGAACCCGCGAAGCGCATGAGGCCCCCAGCCCGTCCCCGTCGTGGACTGCATCGCTTGCAGTTCGTTCAGATAGGCCGTGACCTGGGTTGAATTGCCCCGGAACCCGTAAATCTGAATACCGGCGTCCTGCATCACAATGCGCCCGGTTTCCTGCGTGGCGGATTGAGGCGCGACGTAGAAGAAGCCCGTCGTGACAGCCGACGCCATGTTGAAATCGGTCGAACTGACGATAGGCGACGAATCCGGATCATAGATCGGCGTCAGAAGCGCGCCGTTAGTGGTCAACACCGACGACTTGGACGCCACCACAAAGACCGTAATATCGTCGTAAGTCGCCCGTTCAGGGAACACGATGGCGCCGCGCGATACAGCCGGAGCAACATTGTTCAGGCCCTCGCCCGTCATCGAAAGGGCGGTTGGAATCGCCCAGTTGGACTTGAAGTGATAGTCCCAGTTCTCGGTCGAGTAGGCCGGGAGCGTCGTCCCCTCGTAAAGCTGAAGCTCTTTGACGACGATATCAACCGGCTTGGCAACCGTGCCAGCGCCCGACGTAGCGACAGAACCCGCGTTGGCGACTGTAAACGTCGTCCCGGTTGGCACATTGATAATCGTGAACGTGCCGTTGAAGCTGGTATCCGTCACGCCCGTGATGACCACTGACTGACCGGCAATCATGCTGTGCGCCGTGGTCGTGGTGAACGTCGTCACTCCAAACGCGTCTCGCACCGCACCCGTAGGAGCCGCCGCAATCGTCGAGTTTGCCAGCGTGGTGATGACCACCGCAGACGCTGGCGCAAAGCTCCAGGTCTTTGTCGTTTGGGAGAAAGTCCCGCCCGTGGCGCTGACTGCCCCGTAATTGGTAGACTGACCAAAGCGGATGCTCTGGGTCGTCCCCCCGGTCGGCATCCACTGGAACCCGACAGTGCAGCTCTGCCCGTTGAGCGTGCTGCTACCCGGCGCCGACGCAGACACCAGATTGAGCGTCTGCGTGCCGGTTAGCTGAACCCGCGTCCCGCCGTTGCCGTCGTAATTGTAGGTAATCGTTGGCGTGCCACCTTGCGTCCGCACCTGATCGGACGTGTAAATGAAGATGTTGCCGGTTGGCGTGGTCGAAGCCCGCAGGTTGGGAGCAGCGGCATAGTCATAATCCGCCGCATCGCCAAACCAGATTTCCGCCAACGTATCGCCGGGCAGGCCGTTGGCGCCAGAGCCCAGCGGGTCGCTTCGATGCGCGGCGAACGCCGTCGAGAACGAGAACATTCTAGGTCTTGTAGCCGAGAATGTTGGACGCCGTAGTCCCCGTGGACCAGACGCGCGTGACGTTGAGCAGGATATCCTTGCCCGCCGGAACGCCAACAAACGTCACCGTGTCGCCGTTGGCAGTCGTCACCTTCACGCTGCCGGTTGTGCCGACGTAAAGGCCCAGCAGGTTGAGATTGTTGACGCTATCGGACGGGGTGATTGTCACCGCACCCGATGGAACAGAGCCGTGAATGGACATTGGTTAACCCGTGTTGATGTTGAAGTAGCGGCGCCGCGTGCTGCGAATGTCGTCAACGCGATAGCCTGGTGTGAACCGCGAGCCCCTGTTGAGCCGCTCCGCAGTCACAAGCCCGGCAATGGCCTCAGCGTAGCGCGTCTGCCAGGTGCCGATCCGCGCGTCATCGTCGATGTAGGGAGCGGCCTGCAACAGAGAGCCGAACAGGTAGGCATTAGGATAGTTTGCCAGCACCCAATTCGACGTATTGCTGTCGCTCAGGGCCGGGATACCGGTCCAGTAGGTCAGCGTAATCGTGTAAGCCTTGTTCGGAACGGGCGAGAACCGGAACTGGCGATTGTAGACGCAGAACGCCTCCGGTTGGCCGGAATGATGGTCCCGCGTGGCCCGCATTACATCCATGCTGTCAGGCGTGATGTTATCGACCGGGACCAGCCGGTTTTCGTCATCCGTGACGGTCATGCTGATCGGGCCGGAGAAGTCCGCCGGAACAGCCTCAAACTCAGCATCCGCCGAGAAGGTCACGATTGTAACCATTCGCTCGACGCGCAGCGGATCAACGCCGACAGACGGAAGCCCCGTCGCAAAGCCAGCTTCGGCCAGCGTCACGAAGTCCGGAATAACGCTCGTCAGGTCCGTCCGGTGCAGCCAAGCCGCTACCGAGGCCTT